CTACGGAATACTATTCCGCAACTTAAAATATTACATAAATTTCAAGTTAGCGATGTTTGTATTCATATCAATTTTCGATAGGTAGTCACCTGCATTACCAAGTGATGAAGCAGTATTGTCTAATTGTACGTAACCGTATCTAGACATAAAGCTTACTACTGGTTCGAAAGTTGTAGGATCAATTACAACACCTGATGACATTAATGGGATGTATGGGCAATAGAAAGCCGCCGCATCCACTTCACCTGGACCTTTGTAACCGATTAATACGTTTGCACCGTCAGCCGCATATGAATTAACATATACTCTCATTGCACCGTTCAAAGTACCAACCATTTTAGTATTAGTTGGAGCTTCAAAAGTACCTTCAGTTGTTCTTGCGAAAGCTGAAGTTGTTGCTGATTGAAGAACAGTTAAAGCTACTGGAGATAATACACACCAGTTACCTGCGCCTCTTCTTGTTCTTTGTGCGATTCTGTTAGCTTCTCTGTTGATCATAGTAGCCAAAGCCGCGTGTTCGTCACCTACGAAAGTAGCTGTACCTGAAACACCACCTTGGTTATATGTTCCACCAACTGCCGCTAATGAATCTAATGAGAATAAGATCTCTTGATCTATCTCTGCAGTTATCTCTTGAGCAAGAGCGGCCATAATTTCCGCTTCTACATCTAAACCGTGCATCGCGTTAGCATCTTGCGCCGATTCGAATGTCCATCTTGCTGAAAGTTTTCTTGTTCTAGCTTCTACTGTTTGTTTTAAGATTTGGATAGATAATTTGTTACCCGCTTTACCTTCTAACGCACTTGTAGCCGCCGCTGTATCAGTAGTCGTACCTTCTTCACCAGAATAACCTCTTGCGATTTGGAATGGTGAAAGTGCTTCAGAACCTGCTGTTACACCTTGATCTGACTCTGCATATCTTACTCTTAATGTGTGGATTTGTCCAACTGGACCCGTCATTGGTTGTACACCGATGATTTCGTTCGCGATCACAGTAGGCATAACCCTACGAATTACTGGTAATACCACTTTGTTAAGTGCGGCAACGTTGCCGGCACCTGTAGCACCTGCTGAAGCGGCCTCTGCCAAATATTTCTGTGTATTTTCTAACACAGCAGACATAGTGTCTTTCTTTTGGCCTTCTAGACCTTCCATCAGAGCTTTTTTAGTGTTATCCCAATTTTCAGTTATCATTTTGTTTTCTGACATTGTTTAACTCCTTAACCCTGCTAGTCGTTTAATATTAACGATATCGTTGTTTGTATTGTCTGAGCTCTGCTCAGTTTCTCTATCACCTGTATGCTCAGTGATGATAATTTTATCATCATCAGCTTTAGGCGCCGCTGTTTCGTTTAATACAGCTGGTAGATACTTTTCAAATTGCTTTCTTAAGTTAGCAGTTTGAACTGATTCTAATAGCTCAGTCATTACTTGACGCTTGTCTTTAGCTAATGGACCAACAAGTTCATTGAGAGTTTTCTCTCTTGAAACTTTGTCTTCAGCTATTTTAACCTTAGTCTCCATTGCTTTAACTTCGTCATCTTTTGTTGAAAGGGCCGCTTCTGCTTTCGCAGTTGCTTCTTTCTCATTTGTAAGTTGTGACTGCAACTTACGAATTTCTCCACCTTCTGAAAGGTAAGAACTCATATATTCACCTGCAAATGCTTCAAACACTTTTCTTCCAAAGTCGTTTTCTTTAGCAACTTTGATATCGTCTTTAAGTGTTTTCATTTCATTTTTAAGTGTTGAACTAACTGTTTTCTCAACAATGTCCGATGCTCTTTTAACAAATGTTGCTTTAGTATCTTCAATCATCTTACGACCTTCTGCTACTAATTTAACTTTTGTTTCAATAACATCTTTCTTGTCTTGGCTAAATTCAGTTAACTCATTGGAGAGTTGTCTGACTACGAACTCTTCTAAGTTCGCAAATTGACCTTTAAGTGCATCTCTATCGCCTTGTAACTCTTTTACTTCTTTTACAAGAACTTCAGATATGAATTTTTCCAACATTTTCGTATGTTTAGCTACGCTATTTTTTAGTGCTACTCTTTCAGCAACTACTTTAGCTTTATCTTCAGCAAATTCTGAAACTTCTTTTTTCATTACTTCACCGATCATTTTGTCCATAGCTTCCACTATGTTAGCTTTGTCATTCGCATAACGTTGAGCAAACTCTTCTCTTAATTCTGCAGAGATGTCCTCACGAGCCTCAGACAGCTTTTTCTCCCAAGCTTCTTGAACTTTTGATTTAACGTCTTCAGATAAACCATCTGTTCCAAAGATTTCTGTAATATCTGCCATCTGATTCTCCTTACTTCTTGTTTAGCTCTTCTATTAGTTTAGTTATAGAATCAGCCAAATGCTTTTGTGCTCTAGGATCAAACATCGCTGATTGACCTAAACCATAAAGTTTTTGACCACCACGCATATTCCATAAGCCTTCATAAATCGCTTTTGGATATGCATCCGGAGCCGACGGTTGGGCTACGATATCAACAGTGATAATTTCAAAACCTTGAACTTCTCCTGCTTCATTAACGTTCCCAGATCCTCTAGAACTTACTCCTAATTTAACACCACTTTCAGATAATGTAGTTACTATCTTACCCATTGGTGTTGGCATTATTTTAAGTTTACCTAGGCCATTTGGACCATCCATCCACATATCAGTAATCATATGACTTACTCTGTCAAGGTTTACTGTTAAGTTTTCTGGGTGATCCGCCTCACCTAAAACACTATAACCCGAATTTAATCTTTCTTTGATATTAGCTACCGCAGAAGAAATTTCGTTTATAGGATAAACTCTTTGATTTTGATTCTTCACTCCGCCTTGAATAAAAACACCTTTCATAAAAAGGTCTTTTGCTTTGCCGTCTTTACCTTCGTGCAAAACTTCGATCCCTGCTTGATCGAATGTCAAAGCTTCT